AGTACACGATTCAGAAAGCCTGATCAGATTATACAACCTTGGCAGTTTGGTGATGAGGCACAGAAGTCTACGTGCCTATGGCTAAAGAACTTACCACTGCTTGAGCATACAGATGTAGTAGGTAAGGGTGAGTTCATGGAGTGGACAACAAGTGATGGCAAGAAGAAACGCCAACCAAAGTGGTATGCTGATGCATTGAAAAAGAATCCAAAGGAGAGAGAGAAGATACGTAACACAACATTTCCAGGGATAGCCAAGGCTATTGCTGAGCAGTATAGTAATTATTTATTGAAAGAATGTACAGAGCAACAGTTCAACTAATACTAGAAGACGATACAATCATACAAGGTAGCGCAGTTATTCAGACTAACAGCACAAACTTGTACGGGGACTTGGTCGACTACTTCATAGATGAAGAATGGATAGACGGCAGAAAGATTGTAGACTTCAATTTGAAAAGCACCCAATGGTATGATGATTATGGTAGAGGATACCTAATCGTACCACCACGAACATACAAAGAAGATAAAGCAATACACGGGGACGATTGGTTCCCATTCATCAGAGTAAAAGAATTTAAGAAATGAAAACACCACTACAAGAAATACTAAACCTTGAAGCAGACTTGACACAAATGTTTGATTCAGACGAAAGAGTAGCGATGGCTTTGCTGGAGCACATTAGAGCAAACAGAAAACAATTGCTTGAGAAAGAGAAGGAAGAAATAAAACAAACAGCAGTAGATTACATATTGGAATACTGCTCACGAGAAAATTGGAGTATCCCAGTTGAGGTGAAACGATATGCCAAAGCAATGGAGAAGGAGCAGATGATCGAATTTGCATATGATTATATAAAATCTGGTTCTATTTATTGCCTATGGAATGTGGATAGTGCTCCAGAATTAGATATTCATAAAAACCCAAGACAATACTACAACATAAAATACGGAGGTAACAAATGAAAACATTAATTATTAAAGAACTAGAACAATGAGTGGAGGAACATTTGACTACAAGCAGTACGCAATCATAGAGATCATTGAGAAGCTTGAACAAGTATTGGAAGAGCAAGATGATTCAGAAAATGTACAGATGATTATTAGAGAAGCTATCCACGCCTTAAAGAGAGCTCACATCTTTGCTCAGCGTATTGATTGGTATCTTGCAGCAGATTATGAAGCAGAATCTTTATATAAAAGACTTGCTGAAGACTTAGCAGAATTAGAAAACCTTTAACACCAAAGAGAAATGAAAACACCAATGCAAGAGTTGATTGAGATAATCAAGAAGCGTCAAGAAGATGATGAGGCAATGCCTTTTATGTACAACGATAAGATAATTAAGTTGGCAGAATCAATACTTGAGAAAGAGAAAGAAATAAAACAAATGACTAAACAAAGATTTATTGATACTTATTTTAAAAAATACAAATGGTATCGCAGATTAGTTGGAGGGACTTGGTATAAACACCAATTCACAAGAGATGCCCAAGAACTTTGTATAAGTTTTGTTGGAACTTGGTGGGCAAGATACAACCAAATTAATAGATACTCAAAGGTTATTAAAATCGAAACATACGGAGGTAACAAATGAAACAAACAGCAGTAGAATGGTTGGTAGAACAAATCATTAAAGAAAAAGGATTGGTTGATTTAGATATACAAGCAGCAAAAGAAATGGAGAAGGAGCAGATGAGATTAGCGGATAAAAATGGTCAAGATAGAAACCAATATAAGCACGATTGTAAATATGGTGGCGTTGAATACTGGGATAATGAACCTAAACCATTTGAAGAATACTACAACGAAACATACGGAGGTAACAAATGAAAGAATTAATAAAAAACTACATAAGCGTAAGGTTTATGGAAGATGAATACGGAAGCATATCTCGTATTGAACACAACAAAGAACAATTTGCTGCACATCTTGAAAATGCTATAGTAATAGTTCTTAGAGATTTAATTGATAAGAATAGTTTTACAACCTCAAAGGGTGAACTTGTTATTGACGTACAAGATGTTGAATTAATTATTAAAGAACTAGAATAAGGGTAAAAATGCTGATTTATTGTAACAAAATAAGGGTAAAATAACACAAAGAGAAATGAACAACTTAATAAATAAACCATTTAGAATTACACTTGAGCATCACGACACCAAGGTAACCATCGAAAAGCCTTACAGCGATATAAATGAAGACGAACTTTACGAGATATTGCGATCACTATGCCTTGCCGCAGGATGGTCTGAAGGTACAATAAAAAAGATGTTTGGAGAATGAAAATGTCCAGTAAATTAACTAAAAAACTGGACAAATATTTGAAGAATTGTGACAACACACGGAGGTAACAAATGAAAATATCAGTGCAGATAATTAATTACCACTTTTTCGGGGTAATTGGCATATGTAATTACATATAATGTGTTATAAAATGCACAAATTATATGTTTTCGCACCTTTAAATAAACAAAATGAAATATAAAACTAAAGAATTTGACGATCAAGTACACGTCATGGTAAGAAGACTAACAGGCAATGTTACACTAGGGCATCTAAACAATGTCAATAGAATTCTAAACAACAGAACAAGATCACACCAATGTGGGCACACATCCGAGAGATGTGGATGTCTGTCTAGAGAGATATGGAGGGTATCTGAATTCAATGAGAACTTCATAGAAGTACAGGTAATTTATCAGTATAATGTTTAGGATATGTAGGTAATTATTATTAAATTTGTACATAACTTCAGATGATTGATAAGCAAGAGACAGTAGATATTTTGAAGAGGTACTTACGATACTTAAGAGGCTACTCCAAAGACAACAAACCATCTCCAGTGCTAATAGCAAAGGCAATAGATAAAGCAATTAAATACTTAGAAAATGAATAGAGATAGGATACTTGAAGATATATTGATAGAGAAGGCTATCATACCTACTAATCGTAGAGGAGTTCAGCTACTTCAAAGATGTCTAGATGGTAATAAGATAAGAAAGGTTGAACTACAATCAACAAAGATATTAGAAGCACCTAAAGATTTTAAGAAAAGAACCAATATAAAGTTAAAGGATGATTGCTTAGAGGTAATAAGATATCCAGGTGGTTTCTTTATTCAGATACTTTCAGATGGTAACTTCCTATTCGAGGTATTTGATAATCAGGAATCAGATGAGATGCACACTAAAATAAAATCAAGATCACTTAAAGATGTAGAGTCTTATATGTGGCGAGAAAAAGCAGAACAATATTTTAATTAAATGAAACAAGAACTATTTAACCAGTACGTAGATTGGGTATCTGACATTTGCAGAGTACCCAAGAAACAAATCTTCAGTAGAAGAAGAACACAGAATGTAGTAGAGGCTAGACATCTACTGTTTTACTTATGCCATGAACGTGGTATACCATTAGTATCCATCAGGAACTACATGGTAGATGCAGGACTAGACATCCATCACCCATCAATACTACATGGCATTAGAAAGATAAAGTCAAAGGTTCAGCAAGATGAAGACTATGCTGTACTAGCAGACAGAATACAAAAGGGAGTAACAATTTAATTTAATCTATATGGCAAACACCAAATCAACATTCGCAACGCTACAAGAGGTAGCAATCAAATCAAAAGTTGAACGAAAGGGCAACTTAGACTACATCTCATGGGCTAACGCCTGGGCTATGCTCAAGGAAAGATTCCCAGATGCACAACGTACTGTGTACGAGCACGAACACACAGGTCTTAATTACTTCAGCGATGGCAACACTGCATACGTCAAGGTTGGTATCACAGTAAAAGGTCTTGAGCACATTGACTACTTACCTGTGATGGACTTCAAGAATAAAGCAGTAAGCATCGAAAACATGACGTGCACTGATGTCAACAAAGCGATACAGAGATCAACTGCAAAAGCAATTGCTATGCATGGTCTAGGTATTCAGATGTGGACAGGTGAAGACTTACCTGAAGAGAAGCCTGAACTACAAACTTTGAAGGTAGGTTCAGAGCAATGGAATACAGTTGCAAATTGGGCTAACGAAAACAAAGAACTAGGACTTGATGCTATCGTAGAGAAGATTGGTCAGAAGTTTAAGGTAACAACACAGATTAAGAACGAGATAAAGAAAGTATTGTAGTATGGAGTATAAAGAACTGATAGACGCACTATCTGATGATCAAGAATACTACAATGGAATTGGTAAACAATACCTATCTAGTTCTGACATCGGAACATTACTTCGCAATCCAAGGCTATTTGGAGTGCCTAGGAAGGACGATAAGTCATTGAGTGAGGGTAGACTATTCCACACCATGATTCTTGAGCCTGAGAAGGAAATAAACATACCTATATGCGATTCTGCAAGTAGGAATACGAAAGCCTATAAAGAATTCATTGCTGATAAGGGTGTAGAATTCTGCTTATTGAAGAAAGAATATGACAAGGTTGTATCGTGGGTAGACACCATCAAGAGCAACTTTGATTTCTACAGAATGATATACGCTGAAGGCAATAGATTTGAGGTACCAGAAGTTACAGACTTCAAGGATACCATGTGGAAAGGTAAAGCAGATATCGTTGGAGAAACAATGCTATACGATCTCAAGACAACAGCAGATATCAACAAGTTTAAGTACTCAGCTAGTGCCTATAACTATGATTCTCAATGCTTTATATATCAGAAGTTGTTCAACAAACCATTAAAGTTCCTGGTTATTGATAAAGAAAGCCTACAACTTGGTATATTTGAACCATCAGATGACTTCCTAAGAAGAGGAGAGGAGAAAGTAGATAAGGCTATTGAAATATTCAATAAGTTCTTTTCCGGCAAAAGGACAGAAGACATCAGAGATTATTACATAGAAGAAACACTTTAATTAAATCATAATGACAAACGAAAAAATTTTCGCAGACGGATTCTCTTTCAAGAGAAATGAGAACGCACCAGAATTTGTAGTCGGAAGACTATCAATGAAACTAGATGATGCCATCGCATTTATGCGTGAGCATGAGAAGAACGGATGGGTAAACATATCCATCAAGTACGGCAGAAGTGGTAACCCATACTGTGAGTTAGATACTTACGAGCCGAAAAAGAAAGAAGGTAATGCTCCTGAAATCAAGGAGGATAAACCAAAAGATGATTTGCCTTTCTAGCAAATTTTGTTTGACATACACTAAGGGGAGCTTAGCTCCCCTTTTTTATCCAGTACCCCATGTTAAAAATGTAAAAATTTGACCCTGCCCTATTCTCTATATATATTTTTATATTATTATTATTTTTTTTTAATCCCATTTCGATTCTTTTTTTAACATAATTAACATAACTATTGATTATCAAGAACTTAGCAATCGATTTTCAACATGAGTTCAACATAAAGTCTACATAAGTCAACATATATGGACACCAAAGTAACAATATTCAAGAACATACGGGAGACTTCTACTCCATTCTACCGTGATGTAGCCTCTATCCTTGATAGGATACGCAATGGATCAAGCAAAGACTTGGTCAAGGAGATAAGAAAAGAAACCAAAGACAAGTCAGTTAGGAATGAACTGAAGAAAGAACTACCAGCTATATGCTTTTCGGGTCAGTTCACAAAGAGAACAGACAATGCATTAGTCGAGCACTCAGGTTTGATATGCCTTGACTTTGATGGATACGAGAAGCAGAAGATACTACTAAGCGATAAGGAGAACCTATCTAAGAACAAGTACGTGTACTCTGTATTCATATCGCCATCAGGTAATGGTCTTAAGGTTCTAGTCAAGATACCTCAGGATCCTGATAACCATCAGAACTATTTCAATAGTCTTGAGAAGCATATGAACTCTAAGTACTTTGATAAGACATCAAAGAATGTATCGAGGGTATGCTATGAGTCATACGATCCACTGATATACGTCAATGAGAATTCATCTGTATGGACAGAAGTTGAGGAGCCTGAGTATGTAGAGATAAAGAAACACGTTGATTCACCAACGATTCCAATTACAGATGAGAACAAGATAGTTGATATACTCATCAAATGGTGGGAGAAGAAATACCCAATGGATGAGGGGCAACGAAATCAAAACACATACATATTGGCTATGGCATTTAATGACTTCGGTGTAAACAAAAGTCTAGCCGCATATGTACTAAACAGGTTCGAGTCTAAAGACTTTCCACTATCAGAGATACAACGCACAATAGATTCAGCATACTCAAACACTCAAAACTTCGGAACGAAATACTACGAAGACGAAGAGAGGGTAAATCAAATCAAAGCCAAACTGAGGAGGGGTGTGCCAAAAAAGGAGATTCGCATCCAACTGCAAGACTCCAACTTGGATAGCGATATAATTGATTCGGTTCTTAACAAGGTTGAGGAGGAGAGTTCAAAGCATATCTTCTGGAGTAAGAACGATAAAGGAGTCATTAAGATAATTCATATTTTCTTCAAGCAGTTTCTTGAAGACTTTGGATTCTATAAGTACTGTCCTGAAGGTGGTAAGAACTACGTGTTTGTCCAGGTAACTAACAACTTGATTGACCATACATCAGAGAAAGAGATAAAAGACTTTGTGCTTGACTACTTGCTTGAGCTTGATGATGTATCTGTATACAACTACTTCGCAGACAATACGAGATTCTTCAAGGAGGAGTTCTTATCTATGTTGTCAACGATTGATATATACTTCATTGACGATACCAAAGATGCAGCATACTTATACTATAGGAACTGTGCAGTTAAGATAACAAAGAAAAGTATTGAGCCTATTGATTATCTTGACCTTGGTGGTTACGTATGGAAAGACCATGTAATCGATCGTAACTTCAGTATATGCGAGGTTACAGACAGGTGTGACTATCGTAAGTTCATATCCAACATATGTAGTGGAGATGAGCAGAGAATAAAAGCAATGGAGAGTACGATAGGTTTTATGCTTCATGGATACAAGAATCTATCTTACTGCCCAGCGGTTATACTTAATGATGAGGTCATCAGTGATAATCCTGAAGGTGGTACAGGTAAGGGACTATTCATGAATGGTCTATCTCAAATGAAGAAAGTAGTAACCATCGATGGTAAGTCATTCACGTTTGAACGATCGTTTGCATATCAGTTAGTATCAGCAGACACTCAGATACTTGTATTCGATGACGTGAAGAAACACTTTGACTTTGAGCGATTGTTCTCTGTAGTTACAGAAGGATTGACACTTGAGAAGAAAAACAAAGATGCTATCAAGATACCATTCAGTAAGTCACCTAAGATTGCCATAACAACTAACTATGCTATCAAGGGATCTGGTAATTCATTCGCACGTAGGAAGTGGGAACTTGAGTTACACCAACACTACAATAAAAAGTTCACTCCTCTTGATGAGTTTGGTAAACTTATGTTCGGTGATTGGAATGATGAGGATTGGTGTGAGTTTGATAACTACATGGTTAACTGCTTGGTTAACTACTTGAATACAGGTCTTGTTAAGAGTAAGTTCGTTAACTTGAATATACGTCAGCTATCAGCTGAGACTTGCCATGACTTTATTGAGTGGTGCGGATTGATTGACAAGGAAGACAATAAGATGCTTGAGCCTGACAAGAGATTATACTTGAGCGACTTATACTACGACTTCACTGAAAACTATCCTGACTATGGACCAAGGTCAAAGATGACCGTATCACGTCAGAAGTTTTCTAAGTGGCTACAATCTTATGCATTGTTCAAAGAGAATACTCAACCTGAGATGAACAGAGATATGAGAGGTAAGTGGATCATCATCAAGTCAAAGAAGAATAACCCAGAGTTGAATGATGGATTCTGATATTATCAAGAAGATACCTGGCTACTCCGATAGAGATATGTACCATTGGTGCAGATTACTTGAGAATGTAGTAGATAAGAAAGAAGTAAAGAAAGTAAAGGTAGGAAATAAGTACGAGGAGAAGTTCGTACTGAAGTTCAATACTGATTTAGAAACCAAAGAACGAATACACAACAGTGTAAAATATTATCGAAGCAGAATGGAAGATTACAAAGTAGAGTTCAGGGATTATCAAAAGAACATCATAGACAGAGGTACGGAGGTGATAATGAAGTATCGCTTCTTGTACCTCGCTATGGAGGTAAGAACTGGAAAAACATTAACAAGCCTAGGCATATGCGATAGGCTAAAACCAGAGAGGGTACTGTTCGTAACCAAGAAGAAAGCCATATCAAGCATTGAAGATGACTATGATTTGCTTAACCCTAGTTACGACATGGAGACAATCAACTATGAGAGTTTGCACAAGATAAACCATAGCAAGTTTGACATCATCATACTAGACGAGGCTCACACTCTTGGTGCATATCCTAAGCCAAGCAAGAGGGCGCAGCAAGTAAAAGACTTGATATACTCTACAAAAGCTCGTGTGATATTGCTGTCAGGTACGCCAACTCCAGAGTCATACTCTCAGATGTACCACCAGGTGTATGGGATACCTAACAATCCGTTCAATCATTACAAATCATTCTATCGTTTCGCTGATAAATACGTAGACGTGAAACAGAAGAAGATAAATAGTTTAATGATGAACGATTACGACAGAGGGAAGGAATCAATCATTGAGATGATGAAGCCATACACGATATCATACTCTCAAAAAGAAGCAGGGTTTGCTACAGAGATTGAGGAAGAGATATTAACAATTCCATTACCGAAGAATATATTGGACATAACCAGGAGATTGAAGCGTGATCTTGTAGTGCAAGGAAAGGATGAAGTTATACTTGGAGATACACCTACGAAGCTGATGCAGAAGGTACATCAACTATGCTCAGGAACAATTAAGTTCGAGTCCGGCAAGTCTATGGTGTTGAGCACATACAAAGCTGAGTACATCAAGGATAGGTTCAAGGGTAAGCGAATAGGTATCTTCTATAAGTTCAAAGAAGAGCTGAACGCACTTAAGCAAGTATTCAGTAAGGATGAATTGACTACAGATTTGAGTGTCTTTAAAGAGACTGATTGTCAGGTCATAGCCTTACAGATTGTTAGTGGGCGTGAGGGCATATCCTTACGAGATGCAGACTATCTAGTGTATTACAACATTGACTTTAGTGCTACAAGTTATTGGCAATCAAGAGACAGAATGACAACGAAAGAAAGGACGTTTAATAAAGTCTATTGGATATTCTCAAAAGAGGGTATTGAACAAGAAATATACAAAACGGTAATCAAAAAGAAAGACTATACTACTAATCACTTTAAAAAAGACTTGCTATCTTTGGTATAACACCAAAAGAATCGACACACTTCTACCCTGTCGATAAAGCAAAATGAAAACCAATGTACACGTATTACGCAACAACTTTAACCCGAAAAAAGTATTACTCATATCCGACGCACACTGGGATAACCCAAAGTGCGACCGTGAGTTACTTAAGAGTCATCTTGACCAAGCCAAAGAAATCGGAGCAGACATTCTGCTTAACGGGGACACATTCTGTTTGATGCAGGGAGCCTATGATCCTCGTAAGAACAAGTCAGACATTAGGCCAGAACACAATAAAGCAAACTATCTTGACGCTGTTGTAAACGATGCTGTTGAATGGTTCTCTCCATATGCTCACCTAATTAAAGTGGTAGGATATGGTAACCATGAGACCAACATTTTAAAGCGACAAGAAACAGATGTAATTGAAAGATTTGTATATGGACTTAACTCAATCAATGACACCAATGTAGAAGTTGGAGGTTATGGTGGTTGGATAGTTTACAACTTCGCTCGTGAGCCTAGCAAACAAACTGTTAATTTTAACATTAAGTATTTTCATGGGTCTGGAGGTGGTGGACCAGTGACGAAGGGAACCATTCAGTTCAATAGAATGCAGACATTTGTAGAAGGTGCTGATATGATATGGATGGGACACGTTCACGAGGATCATGAGTTGACGTACACAGTGGAAAGGCTAACACAAAAAAACAAGATAAGACTTAAAGATATTCTCATGATTAGAACTGCCACATATAAAGAAGAATACAATGAAGGGAAATATGGATGGCATGTTGAGAGAGGTGCTCCTCCAAAGCCTTTAGGTGGACGATGGTTAGAAATGCATCCACAAAGAGTTATCAAGGACGGCAAAGAAGAAATTAAAGTAAACGCTTTTACATATAAAATAAAATGACAGAAGAAGATTTAGTGAATAAGCCATCTCACTACCAGGGTGAGATAGAGTGCATTGAATGCATCAAAGCATCAATGAGCAAAGAACAGTTCATTGGGTACTTAAAGGGGAATATAATAAAATACACATGGCGGTTTGACCGCAAGAATAAGTCAGAAGATGTAAGTAAAGCTCAAGTCTATATGAAGTGGCTTGGAGAGGAACTACAAAAAAAAGACAAATAAATTCATATATTCGTAAATAAATCAAATGCAATACTATTATGAAAATCACACTAAATTTAGACAACCACTTCGGTTTTATGGTCAGTTGGGGAAGGACACTACTTGAAGATGAGTACTTCTGTATAGAGCTCCCGTTCATGACAATAATGCTATTAGCGAATAGCAAAGCAGCTTAAAACTAGAGGGTGTCAGATTGAGTATGGCTGAACAACAAATACAAACAAAAAGGATAAAGCAATTAGAGTCCGAAGGGTACTACGTGATTAAGTTAATCAAGACAAATAAGAACGGGATACCAGACCTAATAGCTATACCAAAAGACAGTAACGTATTGTTTAGCGAAATAAAAACACCCTCAGGTAAGCTGTCAAAGCTTCAAGAATACAGGATATCAGAATTGGAAAAACACGGTTTGAAGACAGAGGTTTACAGAGGGGAAGATTTACCCCCCAATGAAGAAAGATAAACTAAAAGAAATATATCGAGCAGATAGGATAGCGTTCACAATTGATGAATGCAATGAATACCTGACTTCAATGTATGAGCACCTCGTTGATCGTGATTTTAAAGAAGCAAGGAAGAGTTCTGAAAAGCTAATCAAAGAATTAAAAATCATAATCAAATCAATGAAAGATGACGATTTCTAGTAAAGAGTCAAAAGCAATAGACACATTCGTTAAAGTATTCAAAGGCTCTCATGCTAGAGTCAATCAAAGCTCACCGCAATATAAAATATTGGACAGTGACAAAACACCTATAGCCTACGCTCATGTAGCCGTATGCAATAAGGTAATATCAAATGCATATCCGCTAATGATTACCGCTAATGATATATCTAGTGTTGTTAGCAAAAGACTGAACCCAATTATAATATGGGCGTGTGATGATGGCATCATCTACGGAAAGATTAAAGAAATTTATGGGGAAATAAAATGGGGGAGAGTACTCCCCCACTTATTACATAGTGAACTTATTTGTTTCTATGAAAAGCAAAAGTACTTCAAATATATAAAATACTCATGAAAGTAATTTTCAATCACATATCTGGATTCGGTAAGATGACAGATAAAGATTTCATATACTCAGATCCTAAAGCCATAGTAGATGACGGAAGATTCATAGACGCATTGAATGAGGGATGGATAGAATGGGGTGACTATTGGTACAACTTGAGATCCGTTCGTATAAACACAACAAAATACGAACCAACAAAGACCACAAAAAAAATGAGCAAGAGAGTCAATGCTCGTTTAACTATACTCAGCGACAAGAATATAGGCGATTTAAAGCCTTGTTATGAAAAATATGTATCAACACAAGGGTTTGCTAGGGATATTGCCTTAGAGGACTTCCTAGGTATGTATTGTATAATCTATGAATATGAATCCAAAGTTATAGGAGGTGTAGTATTCAGATTGTACGAGCAATACAAGACAGTATACATGGTGTCGTATCAGTTCTTCTGGGATTATGAAATGCCAAAGTTGTCGCTAGGTAATGTATCGCAGTATTACGAGTGCGACTACGCTAGGTCTTTCGGTATTGATTACGTGTATATCCTTGGTGGGTATGAAGACATATCAAAATACAAATCAAAGTTTAAAGGCTTTGAGTGGTGGACAGGTAGGGAGTGGTCAACCGATGTAAAGCTTTAT